TTGCCATCCCTCTGAATACATCAGCTGTTGCTCTACCTGCTGCAGTTCCAGCATTTAAAACAAAAGTGTTTCCACCAGTTAAACTTGAAGTAACAATAAATTCGTACATAAGTCCAACTCTGTTTGTAGAATTTGGATCATCGTTACCTGCTACTGCTGAAGTTGCTGTGTCGATTATTGAAGGTAAATTAAATACAGTATTTGCATCTCCGATTTGGATTATTTTACCTTGATACTTATCAATTCCTGCGATGTCTGTTCCACCATCAACTGTTCCAGTTATTGATTGTGCCATTTCAGGACCTGTTCCTATAAATCCTCTTAAAGATCTTACCGGTCCACTAAACGTTGTTCTAGCCATAATTTTCTCCTTTGTGTATAGCCATTGTACTATGCCGTCTCTATACCGTCTGCCTAGCCAGTCGACATAATAATTAATCTAGGTTTTTATATTATACATAAAAAAAGGGGCGATGTAAAACACCGCCCCTTCTCAAAATACTTACGTATTATCTATTAACTAGTTGGTAAGTTTCCGTTACCAAATACACATCTTGGATCAGAAAATCCAAAAGAGTATCTTTCTCTAGCTTTAAATCTTACGTTTCCTGTATCGAAGTCACCTTCCATAGCAGTTTTGATTGGTGATCTAACAAACATTTTTAGTCCGTTAGGCACATCAGTCATTAAGAAGTAAGAATCTGTATCAGTTAAAAAGTTATTAACTACATAACCTTCTGGTACCATTCCCATGCTTCTTACTGCATTGATGTCGTTATCAGCTGTTCCTGTTCTCATAGGAGACTTCATAATTCTCTCAGCAGTGAATTGTAATTCTTTTGGAATTACCATTTTTCTACCTTGAGCAGCTATTCTTAAGCCTCTCTCATCAACAAAACCAGCAATGTCAATCAATGACTGCTCAAGTGAAGTCTCATTAAGATCTGATGCAGTTGCAAGAACGTTTGAGAAAGTTCCACCAGTTGCTAATGGGTGAGAAGCATTAATTAAAGATACTCCATCTCCACCAGTTACTGTTGTTACTTGCGCATTGTTCAATACATTTGCAGCTTTCACTTGTTTTGTGTTTGCCATAGATCTTGCAAGAGCTCTTGTGTATCTTGCAGCTAATCTATCATATAGGTTGTCTTCGATTGCTTCCTCAGTGATAGCAAATGCCAAAGCAATTGTTTCATGTGAGTATCTAGCAGTGAAAGTTTCAGTTGCTTGATCAAACACAACTCCAGCACCTTCTTGTTTAGTTGGTGCAGAAGCGAAACCTGCTAACATTACTTCTTCTTCGAAAGCTCTGTCAGATGTTTCAGTAGTATAAATCTCAGCATGCTGATTTTCATATCTACTATACTCCAGGCCGAATAAAGCATTCAAACCTGGCTCTAGTTCTTTGACTAGTTGTGATCGTGATATTGCCATAGTTATTCTCCCTTATTACGCTATGCCTGTTCCACTTCTGTAGAAGTGGTTGTTGATTCTAACCAATATATTAGCATTTGATGTTGTAGTGTCAGAATTTTCAGGATCCTGCGAAATGTCAATCGCTTGTACTGCGAAAGTAGTTGCAGTTCCTGATGTTCCAACGTCTAACATCGCTTCTGATATACCAGTTGTTGTACTTCCATTGTTGGTATCCAACGAGTAGTTTTTAAATAGATCCGCTCTTGTGAAAGCAGCATCTGCATTCATTAAAAAAACTGCATCTGGATCATCAATTACGAATGCTGTAATGTCACTCGCATTTGTGTTCGCAGGGTAGAAGTTTTTGAATGTAGGCTTTCCAGTAGTTGGATCAGTAAAAAAACATCCGTTGAAAACGCCCACAACAGCTTCCGATGTATTTTTAACATGTACTTCAATATTTCCAGTTGATACAGGTATTACCAAATCACCTTGGAAGATATTCGAGCCATAATTAGCTTTAATCGTATATCTGTTTTGAGCTCCAGCTAATGGTGTACCATCTAGTTTTCTGTAAGGTCTTAGACCGAACTTTTCTAGTTGATTTGCCATAGTTGTTTTCTCCGTTTATTTTTATTTAACTTATCCAAGTTACTTATAGGTATCGCAAAAATATTACTTTTTACGAGAACCACCAAAGGTAACTCTAGACTGCCTCTCAATATTGATTGGCATGTCCGGGTGTTGTTCCTTCATAAGATCTCTATCAATAGCGTCTGTTCTATCTTGAGTTATTTTTCTAAAATACTCAGCACGTTGTTTCAAGATCTCCTCTGGTATCCTTGCCAACACAAGGCCCCCAATTCCGATTAGACCAGCATGTTTTCCTTCAGAAATAATTGGGTAATCATGTTCGCCTATTTCACTTAATAGTGTTTCAGCTTTCAAGAATTCCCAACCTTCCCTTAGTTTCTTAGAAACGTTTGCAACGTCTTCGAAACCTGCAGTGGATGTACGTATCCATCTATGACAGTACCCCTGCGGTGCAGCTGGCGCATCCAAACTGGATGGTGGTGTCCAATCTTTTTTTCTAGCTTCTTTAACTCTAGTATCGGACGTGCGTGAGGTTTTAACTTTTTCCATGTTATACTCCTTCCTTCACGTATTTTGCGTATTCCTCTAATGGCACCCCTAATTTCTTAGCGATAACTACCTGTGATTTGGTGAGCTTCACAGACTTGCGTCCACCTGATCGTCTACTTACAGAAGCCACGTTCTGGACGGGTGTAGCTTTTGTTTTTTCTTCAGTAGAAGATTCGGCAAACTTCTGAGGGAAATATTCCTTCATACGTTTGTTTATTTGATTATAATACTCATCACTTTCCCCGTCAATTCCCTGCTGTACAAGATCTTCATGGATACTCATAGCAGCACCAGTTAGCACTCTATCCGTGCCAAACCAGTCGTTGTCTTCAGCCCATTTTTGAGCTCTTTGACTGACAGGTGGTTGCTTAACCTCCTCTTTTGGGGGTTGTGACTCAGCATCTTTTTTCTTTGCCTCTTTCTCTCCAAGAGACATAGATACTTTTTCTTTTTCTACAGCCAATTTTGTAAGCTGATCATTAGCTTCCATAATTGCTTCTGTATTGCTTTCATCAAGAGCAGCTTTTAAATTTGCTTTTGCTTTCTCTCTCTCAGAATCTATTCTTGCATCGTATTGTTTAAGATAATTAGTATCTGTTTCTTCATACTTTTCACTTACAGTATCGTATTTATCTTTGATGCCTTTTGCATATTCAATAGCAGCTTTTTCTCTTCTCTCTGCTTCTCGAACTTGAAAAGTTAACTTTTTTATTCTTTTTTGAACTTTATCAGAATAATCTTCTAGATCACCTTTATCTTCTTCAACCTTTTGCTCTACTGGCTCAGGTTCTTCAGGTTGTTCTTTAGTTTCCTGTAAAAGTTCTTTTGCTGATTTACCACTTTGTGTAACATCAGTATATCCTAAGTCGACATCTTGTTTTTGTGCAAAAGACTCATCTGGTTCTTTTGGACTTTCAACATCAACATTTTGTTCATTAACACCGTCGGTGTCTAACTCCACTTCTGGAGATTTATTTTCTTCAGCCATTTGTCCTCCTTAGTAATGGTGCAAAATATCACGTGGATTTTTGATTGTTGAAATAACTTCATCGTCATTCAACACTCTTACTTCTCCACCTTCAATCTTGAATCTTGAACCTGCGTACCTACTAAATATTATCCATTCGTGTAGTTTACACCAAGGTCCTAACGGAAATTTATCTTTGTCTCTGTAACAAAGATTACCCATTTTAAGAACAAGGCCACAGACTGTTGTCATCTGTATCGTTTCTTGTGTTGTATCAGAAAGAAGTATCCCACCTTTTGTCTTTTTAGGACCAGCATATGGTAATACCAATAATCTGTATCCTGTAGGTGTAGGTAATCTCTCTAATAGTTTGTCATCTATTGCTTTGGGATCTAGGACTGTTTTAACTTCTGCCTCGGGTTTATACGAGTCTTTCAGTTTTGTTTCAGTCCGTTTCGGTTGCTCCGTGGACGTTGTCATCTTCTAACTCCTGTTTATTCAGCAGGTCTTTAAGTTCCTGTTGCAAATCTTCTAAAGATTTGATTTGACCCCTAACATATTGTAGTTGGTCTATGGTGTCAACACTATATATAGCGGCTTCTTTATATCTTTCTAGTCTTTTTCTAATTAAATTTTGAAGTAATGAAATTGTGTGAAGATCCATTAAAAGTTACTATCTGTATATTTTCTTAAAATTATTTTATTTTTTCCCACATGCATTAATTTAATACCCATTAATTCAGCTGATTTTATAACTATATCAAATTTAAATGATTCATAATCATCTAATACAATGAAACCCTTATCGTTCAAACGTTCACCAAAGAATATTACTTCTTTGAGAATATCTATTGTTTTATGTGGTCCATCTAAAAAAACCAAATCATAATCATTTCTAATAGTTCTATCTTTTTTATAAATAGGAACTCCATCAGCAAACCTTTTCATAAAATCATCATCACTCATTTGAAATAATGAAAAATTATCATAATTTAAATTTTGTAATAAAGTTGTTTTCATCGAATTAGAATAAGTAGGTGATCCTCCATCTTTGTGTTCTATTGTAGAGTCTTTATCAAAATGTTTATAAGTTATGTCTCCATAAGGATCTATACCGATATGCCAATGATCTTTATGTTTTAAAGAGTTTAATATTGTTTGTGAACCTTTACCTAATCTGACACCTATTTCACAAGTGAATGGTTTATCGTTCATTATTAAACCACAAACTTTTTCTAGTAGATCGTATTCTATGCTATCGCCTTCAATCATCAAATTCTTTCAAAATGGAAAGTTTATCCTCTGCTTCTGCAATTTTTGCAACAAGTTTATCTGCTTCTGCAACTACAGCAGGATGTTCTGCAACTCCAGCGGGCCTTTCTAAATATATCTTTAAGTTAGCCTCTGCTTCTGAAATATCAGCATTGTATCTATCCTCTAATGCTTTTAAGATAACATCACGCATATCGTGACTATAAGAATTTTTTAGGATTTTGCAAACGTTTTAACATTGGTAGGTTTACCACCTACACCTTGTGCTCTAGATCTTTTTCTTACAACGGCACTCCGTCTCTGGGATTCTGTCATACGAGCTGCTTTTGCAGCAGGGACGCATTTTGGATATTTTCTTTTTCGGTCTGATGCTAGTTTTGATCGGCCGCAAGGTGCGTAAGAACCATCCCCACGTTTGCTTCCAATATCTACCCATTTTTGTGAGAACCATTTTTTAAGTCCTCCCTCTTTCATGTATTGTATGTTTTTTTGCATTACATTAGGTCTTTATAATAATCAGCCATACCTCCAACTGATTTTTTATTTACTAATGTCCCTAAAGATTTTGCTTGTCCAGCGTGTAGTTTTGAAGCTTTGTTTAATCCTTTTATAACTTTTTTAATTTTTGCATCACCACCAGACTTAACTTCCATTACAGGTATTTTTTTAAAACCTTTTCCTATTCCTTTTCCTAACCCTCTTGGTCCTTTTCCACCTTTTCTTGTTGGAGATGGTCCTGGACTTTGTTTAGCTTTTCTATTCTTGATTCTGTCTGCTAGTGCTTTTCCTGCTGAAACCCCTGCTGCAGGTCCAGCTAATATCCCAACTGTTTTACCAATTTGTTTTAATGCTCGAGATCTTGCTCTTCTTTCCATAAGTTCTTTTAATCTTTTTCTTCTGTCTGGTGTAACTGCAGGTGCTTTTCCAGGTTTGTATGTAACTCCATCAAGGTTAATACGAGTTCCATAATCTCTTAACTTTCCAGGTGTACCTGCATCGTAACCACCACCTTTTTTTTCTCTTAAAATTTCAGCTTGAATTGATTTTTGTATTCTACCTAATCCTGATTGACTTCCTGCAGTCATACCACCCGTCTTTTTTTTCTTCATTGGGCTTGATACAGGTTTCTTAGCAAGGATAACCATAATAGCACCTTTTTTTGCACCTGCTGGACGACCTAATTCAAACTGAGGAATTCTTGGTCTACGCTGCTGTCCTTTGCCTTTCTTTGGTCTTGTTTTTTCTCTTCTTTTTTTCTCATCGTTAACTTGTTTAAGTTGTTCTATATATTCTCTTCTAGCTTTTTCACCTTGCTCAGTTTTTGCACCCATGATAGGTCTCTCCCCTGGTGCATTTAATCGATTTCTTCTTTGATTCAACATTCCACCTGTTTGCATTGGTTTAGGTCCTTTGAAATCTTTTCTTTTTGTACCAGATGGATCTTTAATTTTTCCTGCACAAATTTTACTTGCATATGCATTAGCGTATGCTGACGGATATACCTTAAATTTTCTTTTCGCTGCGGCTTTACCTCTTGGACATAATTTAGTCATCTATTTTTTTCCTCCGTTCCTAAATATTTGTGTACCCTTTATACCATAAATGCTCGCCACAACCAAGATCCACAAATTTGTGAACCATGACGGGAGCTGAGAGAACATATCAAAGAACAATTTTACCTTGTCCATTGCAGTTGGGTCGTCCGATATCACTGCCCAAGCGAGCACCAAAACGGGCAAACTGAGAATTATCAAAACTGCCTCGTCTTTCCAGTCTAGCCTCTAATAATTTGCCTTGATAAGATTCTTCACCTCGAGCCATCTTTTCAGCATGCATTAATTGTGCATCTGACATTGCCATCTTCGTTCTTTGCTTGTTAGCATAGATTTTGCTTCCCGCATTAATGGCTAATTTTAAGGCACTCAACCACATTTTTAAATTTCTCCTTACGTCGTTTACTTAAGTAATCTATCATCATATCAATTGTTTTTAAAGCCCCCTGACCATTGATACGCCATCTCCATGTATCCTTGTGATGTTCTTTTCTCCGCTTACATAAGTACAAACAACCACCAAAAAACGCATGAAATCTTTGAACCATGTCTTTATCAGACATTTCTACACTGGCAGCGAAGTATTTTTTTGTTTTTAATTTAGACCAAATGCCAAAACTACCTTCTCCATCAAAAACTCCTGCTAAGAATATAGTTTTTTCTTTTTCAGTAAGTTTATCGTAAACCGATGAACTTTTTTCCGGTAACTTGTATGTTTTTAATACCTTTGATGTCAGATTTAGCTCCTGTTTCTCTATGTGGGCATCCTCCTTTTGCAAGACCTTGCGGATTTGGTCCTGACTTTGGAGGAGGGCCTGATTTTACACCACCACTTAATCCTTCTCTATTTTTTTGCATCTATTTTCTCTCTTGCAACTTCTAATCTTTCATCTGATTGCTGATCTTGTTGTGCAAGTCTATCATAATCAAACTCTAAACGTTGAGCAGCTCTTTGATTTTCTTGATCTGCCTTAAATCTTGTCTCTTCTGTCTTTCTTTGTAAATCCATAGCTCTTAAATCTATTTCTTGTTGTTTAATTCTTACAAGTGGATCTTGTTTAGCAGCATTTGCCTGCATTTCTGTTTGAGCAAGCTCTTGAGTTATTTGTGCAGTACGTTTTGCTACCTCAGCATCATACATAATTGCAAATTGCTCAGGATCTGCTTGTTGAAGTTGTGCCATTTGCGGGTCTTGTGCCATAGTTGCAGCAACTTCACCTCTTGCCTTGAATGATATGTGATCAGAAACATGTGATTGCAGTAAAGCGTACACTTGTGGATTGATCTGAACCATTCTAGTAGCCATGAATGCCATGTGAGCCGCTATATGTGCATCATGATCTTGAAATTCAAAAGCTGTAAGTAGTTTCATCTGCAATGCACGTGCATTTTCTTTTGCAGGATCCATTGGTTCTGGTTGTTTTGGTGGTGGTTTCAATAATGTTTCAATTTGTTTAGTGCCTAATGCTTCATAAACACGTCTGTAGGCTTCATGAACGTTGTGAATTGCAGGATTTGTGTTTGCAATTTGCAATTGTGTTTGTGCAAGTGTCACTCTTTGTGCCATAGACATAATATTTGGGTCTGCAACTGGTAAAATATCAACTCTACCATCAAAATCTGTTGCTTTTATTTGTCTTGGGCCACCATAAACATCATATGGATACTCTGGTGGTAAAAATTCACCACAAATTCTTGCTAAAATTTTAAATTCTAGTCTCATTGCATAGTAACAACGTTTGTGAACACCACTCATCACACGTGAACCACGTTCCATCATTGCAATTGTTGTGCCAACTGCTCTGTTTTGTGCATCATTACCGACATTGTTATCTGTTGTAGCTGCAAATTTTTGTCCAGCTTGTACTACAAAACCTAAAAGATTAAATAATGTTGTTGATGGTTCTGTAAATGGTAAATTAAAAAACTGATCTCGTATGTTTCCACCTGGTGCATCGACATCTCTAAACTCTCCAGGTTGTATTGGTTGGTCATCATCTCTAACTCTGATACCTCGTGACTTAAATCCTGCAGGTAAATTTTTTAAAGTTCCTGCATCTATTAATTGTCTTAATGCTTGTGTGGCAGCAGTAGATAAACCACCAATCATGTGTGTCAAACCAAAACCATAGAAGCCTAATCCAGGCAAAAACTTGTAATGTACAAAATGTTCTACTCTAGCATAATTTAAATCACCTGGTTTGTAGTTTCTGTATATAGATAATATCTCACCAGAACCTTCATCAATAGTTACGATGTAAGGAATTTTTACTTTTTTTGCTTTGTCATCAAACTCTTCGTAATCATCTAAATTTAAATCTACATGCATTTCAAGAATAGTATGTAGATAATCTCCACCTGTGCTTTTAACTCCTTCTAGTTCACTAATTTTTTTCTGTAAGTTATCTTGTTCAGTAGAGCCTTCTGTTAATTCTATATCTCTATAAAAACCTGCAGCCATTTTTTTTACGACTTCGTTTTTAGTCATTTTAAAAGCGTGAGTAATTCTTTCACAATCTTTTAGATCTGATGCATAGTAAGGAACTACAATTTCTTCTGCCTGTAAAAATTTAGAAACAGGTCTGCCTAATAGTTCATCGTAATATATTTTTTTAAATGTGCTACCAGATAAGGGTAGGTAAAATAACATTTGATCCATGTCCGTTGTAAACTCTTCCATCTCTTCCATAAGAAGATAATTCATATATTCTTTAACACGTTCTGCCTGAAGTTCTATTGCTGGAGTACGTAAGCCAACTGTTTGAGTTCTTACAGGTCCATCTGATGGGACTAACTCTTTATACGCTTGTGCTTGGAATTGTGTAGTAGCTTCAGATAACATTGGGTGTGTTACGTTAGAAGCACCTTTAAATGGTCTTGTTACATTTACATATTTAGTGCCAAGTAAATCTAATCCCTTAATGTAAGCATCTTCCCAATCTTTTCTTGAAACTTTATCTTTTTTGTATTCTTCAATAAGTTCCGAAGACATTTCTCTCAATGTCCTCTCATCTATATTCTCTGCTAAGTTTGCGTTGAAATCATCTTGAGGTCTCTCCTCTATTTCCTCTTCACCTTCAACACTAACATCTACAGGTAAGCCTTCCGGTTGTGCATCCTCTTCAACCTGAGCTTCTTCTTCGATTATCTCATCATTCTTTTCAATAGCCATAATTAATTATACCTTCTCTCTTTGAATATATCTACCACAAGACCACCAAGAGCTTTATAAGTTTTTTGTGTGTTTCGCATTATCGGCATCACCTTAATCGCAAACGCATCAAAATACAACCTTGGATCATTCTCTGGTATTAGCTTATAACCCTTTTTTGGGTCCTTTACTGCATCATCATGATGTTTTACAGTAAAGTCTTTTAGTTTAGATCTTTCTGGATATTTAAAAGTATTACTCCCTATTTTTTTGTAAGGTAATTTAGGATCAGATAATGATATCTTTGTTGGTCCTGCACTTGAATTATAAAACCTTGCAAGTTTATTCATCAAAGTTGGCATGATTGCTTTACCCTTTTTTTCAATACCCTTACCAGATGAATACCCATAGAATCTTTCGTTACCAGCTTTATAACCTTGACGAAAACTTACCATGTTAAAAGGTGCAACGGCTACATAATCAACATTTTCTCTTGCTGCTTTTTGGACTAGATATTTTAATGCGTGATCTCCATACGCATCAGACTCAAGTAATGGATAATAGTTTTCGCCTTTGCTTTGAGTAACGTTTTTTAATTTGTCATCTATGTCTTTTAAACTTTTACTTAAAAAATTTACACGACCAGAATCTTGTGTATTTATTGCTTTGTTCAAATCATCAATCAATCTTCCTCTTTGACTAACTAACAATTTAATTTCAATGTCGGCTTGGAAAGGATTAAATCTATTTTTAGAATCATATCTTGCACCCTTTGATAAACCTTTTGCTATACTTTGGTTAACGTCAGATTGTATTTCATTAATCATAAATACTTTCTTACCTTCAGGAGTAAATCTAGTGTCGTATCTTATATGGTAAATATTATTAGTTTCTTTTGGAAGCGCATCACTAAAATGTCCTCCCTTGTTAAATGGTGATGTATTTGTTGGAATAGCATCATCTAAAACCATAATTGTTTCTCGATAGTCTTTACCACCCTCTAGTGTATAATTTCTTTCACTACCATAGAAAGTTCTATTATTACGTAATGGTGCTGCTGCTTCATCTATTTCTCCTAAGACTTTATTCATTGTTTTGATATCTTCAGGTCTCATTCTTGGATTACTTCTTACAGCTTTTATTTCTTCACCTAGAGCTCTTAATGCACTTTTACGTACATCGGTTTTCAATCCACCAAGTTTATATATAACTTCATCTATACCATCTGTGATTTCATCTGAACCTCTAATGGCTGATGATGCATAATTTTTTCTAATGTTTTTTAATTGATCAGCAGATGTTTGTAAGGCTCTATCAAAATTTTCTTGAGCTCCTTTAGCCATACCTAATTCAATAGGTCTTAATCTATTTACAGGATTTAATTTTATCATTGCTCCTAGCTCATTAGCATCAAGCTTAAGACCAAATTTTTTTGCAGCAAATAACAAACCACCTGTCAGATCTCCAGCATCATTAAAAATTGCTAAGTTGGAATCAAATAATTCTTCTTTGGATATGTTTACTTCTTTACCTGCAAAGGGTCCTCTATCATATTTAAATTTTTTTTGATCTCTTACAGTTTCAGTTATAGGTTTACCAAATACTTTTAAATTCACTTTTCTTGTACTTGTTAACCAATCTGTCCATTCATCGGCTGTGTATTTACCAGCACCCTTTCTCATAATCCAATCGTATGTAGATGAACCAAAAGCAGGAGCTGTCTTCTCTCCCATGTGTAATTCTTTTGTAACGTTTCTGACAATGCCTGGTGTTTTGATATCACGTATAGCTAATTCTAATCCAGTCTCTTTCTGAGAAGCAGGAGTGTATGTGATTTGTTTTGTCTGTTGTCCGGTGGTCGGTGTTGCTGAAGGCTTCTTAGCCTTAAGTAATTCCTTCCCTAGATTAAGTAAACCCTTTAGGGACATAGTCCCTCCTAGTACATTGATGTAGGTTTAGTTCTCGCCATTCCGCCACCACGGGCTTTTATCATTTGACCTTTTTTAGCCATACCCATTTGACCCATTGGTCTTTGCATCATACCGCCACCCATTTTTTTTAGAGGTGTCATGAATTTACTTCTACCAGGTACTTCAATTGGTGTTTTTGGTTTTTTACCCATAACACCTGATCTTTTAATTTTTTGTAAAGCGACTCCTAATTTACTTTTTCTTTCTCCCATAGTACCAGTGTCAGCTCCACCACCTTTACTTAGTTTGCCTGCTTTTTTTAATTTTTTAATTTTGTCTATGATTGATTTTGATCTTGTCATTGATGGGTTCTCCTTAAGTAGTCTTTGGGTAAAACGATTAGCAGTCAAACCGCCCTGTCTTTTTTTCATTATACCACCAGCCATTTTTTTATTTTTATTTTTAGCAGCTTCTGTTTTTTTAGCTTTAGATTTTAAATATTCTTTTGCTGCAAGTGCTGCTCCAACTACAGGTAATAAGATTTTACCAACTCTTGTAGATTTAGCTGCTCGTAAAACACGTCCTTCTCTTGCTTTTCTTCTATTGAATTGCTCAGCAGTTTCTTGTTTACCACCTATCATTTTAAAACCTTTATCTTTTCTCATTGCTTCTAAAGTTTTAAATTTTTTTCTTTGACCTAATATTCTAGCACGTGGCTTAACACCAGAGATTGTTGCAACTCTGCCTCTAGAGTCTCGGGGTCCCTCAAATGGTTTTGAGTATCCGCTAAAAGTTCTACTTGCTCTAGCGTCTGTTCCTTTTTCTGTAAGGATACTTTTTCCTCTTTTAGCTCCAGTTACTTTGCCTGGATCTATCATCGTATCTTGAAGACCTTTGCCTCTACCTTTTGCTTTTTCTTGTCTAAGGATTTTAAAATCTTGTGCATCTATTTTGTTATTTTTATTCTTGTCTAATTTTGCTTGGCCACCTGATAAATATCTAGGCATATTTTTTTGTCTTTCTCTACTAGCTTTTTCTTCCGCAGCTTCAGCCAATCTTTGCTCTCTGGACATTTTTCTTTCTCGTGGCATAAGTTCTCCTAATAATATTTATATTCCTTTTCTAATTTTATTGGTGGGTCATCCCAGTTATCTGAATACGTAGAAACAAATCCACCTTGCCTATATCTTAACACAGCTTGGGTCATGCTGTCTACATAGTCGTCGTATTGACCATTAGGAAAAGCTGCACATTCCTCAATGACTTCTTGAGCAAAGTGCTCATCTAATGGTGCAAATACCATTCCAGACTCAAATACAGGCGCACAGCTATTTATTCGTGTATGCTTATCTCTACCTCTTGCAGGAACAAAATCAACCACTGGTATACCTGCTCTTCTTAACTCGTGTATTAATGGTTGCCCTGAGGCTTTAGCCTCAATGATTACAGTTTCCGGTTCCCAGTATTGATACTGCTCTATCGCTACATTCTTGAGATCTGGAAAGTCATACCTACCCTTCATAGCATCTAAAAGTATAATACATTTTTCATAACCATCTACAGGCTCAAATATTCCCCATGTAGTAATAGCTGAATAGTCTGCAGATTCTTTTTTAGAAAATGCAGTATCATAACTTTGAATAACATGTAGTAGTTTTGGTAAATGCTCTTGATCCCAATCTTGCCACCACTCACGTTTAATAATGGCTCCTTCTTCTGAAGTTGGGTCCTGCATATATTGAGCATTCCAGTTCTTGGTTGAAATTGATGCTTTAACAGAATCAAGATCATCTTTAGACCAATACTCAGGCCATACAGGTTTATCATTAGGTAATATAGCAGGGAACTCAATTACGTCCCACTTGTCCGCTTTGGGTTCACTTTGTGACTTCAAGAGCCTTCCAGTAAGATCGTCTACCGCCCACCGGGTCATTACAACTAGGATACGACCACCTGGTTGTAAACGTTGTCTGGGTCCTGAACTATACCACTCGTAAGCTCTATCCATTGCAGAGTCAGACATGGAGTCTTGTTCTGTATGTGGGTCATCTATAATTAACAAATCAGCACCACGACCTGTAATGGACCCTCCAACACCAGCAGCGAAGTATTCACCACCATGATTAGTTTCCCAACGTCCTTTTGCTTTTGAGTCTTCTCTAAGTGTTACGTCTCCAAAAATTTGTTTGTATTCTGGGGTGTTCATTAAGTTACGAACTTTGCTACCGAACCTTGAAGCAAGTTCAGCGTTGTGCGATACCTGCATAATTTTTTTCT